CGCAAAATTCCCTCAACGGTTCAGGAAATAAACTATGAGGTGAATGGCACGACAACTCAACTTGAGTGGGAGCCAATTTCAGACGCCAATCTGAGTTATTATTTGATACGCCATGCTGTTGAAACCTCTAGTGCAAAGTGGTCGGACGCAACAACGGCTGTGGCTAAAGTAAGCCGCCCTGCTAACTCTATATCTGTTCCAGCTCGTTCAGGAACTTACATGATTAAGGCGTATTCAAAAGGCGGCAAACCATCTGCTGGCTATGCTTCTGTCGTTGTTCCATCAGCCGATTTAAACTCTTATTCTCAGTCGCTTACGCAAGCTGAAGCTCCTAATTTCACAGGGTCGAAAATCGGTTTAACCGTAGCCAGCAACAAAATCTACAACACAACAGGATCAACGGCGACCATCGTTCAATATGATTTCTCAAACTATATTCAAACTCATGACAGCGCTGTTCGCTTAGTAAATATCCGCATTGATGCAACGGTTGATCGCAAGGATTTGACCAATGGATTGTTTGATGCTTTACCGAATGACTTCGATGATTTGCCAACGGGTTTCATTTACAACGAAAATACTGGTTTTGATTACGTACACACGGCTGAACATCACGGCGATTGTAATTTAATTTACCAAGTTTCAACGACAAACGATGATCCAGCGGGGTCGCCCTCATGGTCAAGTTACAAAACATTTCGAGCGGGTCAGTTTAGTGGACGGGCGTTTCGTTTTGCTGTATATTTTAGATCAACGTCAGATGGCTTTAGTCCAGAAGTGTCTGCCCTTACCGCCTACGTGGAGTATTAAAAATGTCTCAACATGATATGGATATTGCAAATCAAGCGGCTGCGGCACTTAGAGCAGATTTGAATAATGCGCTGCAAGCCTTAGCGTCAACGAGTTCAGGAACTGCGGCACCTTCAACAACCTATCCAAATCAATTCTGGTACGAGACAGACACAGGATACCTTTACTTTAGAAACGAAGCTAACTCAGCAAATATCCTTGTTGGATTAATGAACCAAAGCACAAACTACTTTAACATTCATCAGCAAGCGCGCGTCTTTGATGGAAATGAAAGCAGCTATACGGAAGTCGGGAGTTTACAGCGTGTAGGTTCAGCGACCCTTGCGGCGGGTGTAAGCACTCACGGCGGATTAATTACGGGTGCAAATTTCAAGGCTGCTGTTGATACGCTCATTGCAACAACTGGCATTGGAACTAGTCAAACTTGGCAAGACGTTTCAAGCAGTCGCGCAGTTTCAACTGTCTATCAAAATACAACGGGAAAGCCGATACAGGTGAACGTGGACACAAACGCAGATGTCGTGTTGCAACTTAGCGCTGATAACTCAACATACATATCGGTTGGCACAACTTTAAATGGGGTGACGGCAATCGTTCCAGACGATCACTATTACAAGGTCAACGGGTCTGCGACTGTTGGTTATTGGGCAGAATTGAGGTAAATCATGGCTGATAAAAAAATAAGTGAATTAACAGCGCTTACAGGCTCAAGCGTTGCAACTGATGACAAGCTGGTTATCGTTGATACCTCTGCGAATCTGACCAAAAACATCACGATAGATGAATTTAAAAATGCCTTAGATACGGCCACAGGTTTTGTTCGCATTACGGGCGACACTATGACGGGTGGATTAGTTGCGCCTTCTCTGTCCGTAGACAACATAACCATTGATGGCACTGAGATAGACTTATCCAGTGGCACTTTAACTATTGATGCTGCAAGTATAACACTAGATGCTTCTGACTCTATCTCTACTACAACAGCAGGTTCAAACAACGTCAAACTAGGTGCTAATGCAGGTAACAGTATTGCTTCTGGTGGTAATCAAAATGTGGTTATAGGTGATGAAGCTGGTACTGCAATTACTACGGGTATTGAAAATGTCCTTGTTGGCTACGCAGCAGGTGATGCCCTTACAGATGCAGACTTTAATGTGGCAGTTGGACGTGCCTCATTAAGCACAGATACGTTAGGTAGTAAGTCTACAGCTATTGGTCAAGGCGCATTAAATACTCAAAACTTTACAACAGCTACGGATACTTTTAATACAGCAGTTGGTTTTTTTGCAGGCCTATCAAATACTACAGGAACTTACAATACTTTCATTGGTTCAGAAGCAGGTGAGGCAAATACTACTGGTGCTAACAACACTGCTGTCGGTGCATTAGCTTTAGAGTCAAACACTGTAGGAACTAACAATGTTGCTGTAGGTCAAGCCTCTTTGTTTGAAAATATTTTAGGGTCAAAAAGTATTGCTGTTGGACGAGGTACATTACAAAATCAAAATTACACTACAGCTACAGATGCTTACAATACGGCTGTTGGACATGAGGCAGGTAATGACATTACAACAGGCACAAACAACACTCTTATTGGTGGTTTAGCAGGTACGGCGATGACCACGGGGGTTAACAATGTTCTTGTTGGTGCTCTGTCAGGTGATGTTCTTACTGATGCTGATTACAATGTTGCAGTAGGGCATCAATCATTAACGTCTGATACAAAAGGCGGTAGTGCGGTAGCAGTAGGCTATGCAGCTTTATTTTCACAAAACTTCACTACAAGCACCGATAATTACAATACAGGGGTTGGCTACAACGCAGGTGGTGCAGTCACAACAGGTCTATATAACACTCTCATCGGTGGTCTTGCAGGTGATGCTTTAACTGATGCTGATGACAACACAGCCGTTGGAGTTGGGGCTTTAACTACTGATACTTTAGGCAGTAAGTCTGTAGCCGTTGGTAGAGGAGCATTACAAACACAAAACTTCACTACTGCTGCAGATAGCAACAATACAGCCGTTGGCTATCATGCAGGTGTAAGCATCACCAATGGCACAAGCAATACGTTATTCGGCACACAAGCAGGTGATGCTCTTACAGATGGGGCAGAAAATGTGGCAGTTGGAGTTCAAGCATTAAGCAGTGAAGATGGTAATGGTAACAATACAGCCGTTGGTATGCAAGCATTAAGAGATTTAAATGCAGGAGCAACTGGTAATAACGTAGCAGTTGGACACATTGCAGGTAGACTAATGTCAACAGGCATACAAAATACTCTTATAGGTGCTTCTGCTGGCGATGCTTTAACTACAGGAAGTGATAATGTAGCTATAGGTCATGCTGCACTAACTAGTGATGATGTAGGAAGTAAGTCAACAGCAGTGGGTGCAGATGCACTATCATCACTAAATATGTCAGTAGCTACAGATACTCATAATACAGCAGTTGGCTATCAAGCAGGTGTAAGTGTTTCAACAGGAATCCATAATACAATTATAGGTAGTATAGCAGGTGATGCACTTACTGCTGCTGATTATAATGTAGTATTGGGTAAAGGTGCATTAAGCACTGATGTTAGAGGTAGCAGATCAACTGCTTTAGGTTATGAGGCTTTGTTTGCTCAAAACTTTACCACAGCTACAAATACTAATAATGTGGCAGTGGGCTATAATGCAGGTGTAGCAGTTACAACAGGTGTAGACAACACTATTATAGGTGGACTAGCAGGTGACGCACTAACTGATGCAGACTTTAATACTGCGGTTGGTACAAGGGCATTAACTACAAATCAACTAGGCAGTTATTCTACAGCTATTGGTAATGATACTTTAGCAACACAAAATCCTACTACAGCTACAAGTATGTTTAATGTAGCTGTTGGAAGTGGTGCAGGTAATGCAGTCACAACAGGTATACAAAACACTCTTATAGGTGGAGCAGCAGGTGATGCTCTTACTACTGGTAGTTATAATACTGCACTTGGTTATGCAGCTTTAAGTGCAGACGATTTGGGTTCTCAAAGTGTAGCAGTTGGTTATCATGCCCTTGTAGCACAAAACTATGCTACAGCCACAACAAGTTACAACACAGCCGTTGGATCAAGTGCAGGTGCAAACATTTCAACAGGCATAAGAAACACCCTAATAGGCGGTGCGGCAGGGGATGCTCTTACGGATGCTGATTACAACACAGCTATTGGAATGGGTGCTTTAGGAGTAGATACATTAGGCAGTAAATCAACTGCTGTTGGTGTGGATGCCCTAGCTACTCAAAACTTTACTACAGCTACAGACAGTAATAATACTGCTGTTGGCTATAGTGCAGGTATAGCAGTTACAACAGGCATCCGAAACACTCTTATAGGTAGTGAAGCTGGAGATTCCTTAACTGATGCAGATGACAACACAGCAATAGGAGCTTTAGCACTAAGTGGTGATCAAATGGGTAGCTTTTCTACAGCTATTGGTAGAGGTGCATTAAAAGTACAGAGCTTTTCCACTGCTACGAGTGCTCACAATACGGCTGTTGGCTATAGTGCTGGTGAAAATGTTTCAACAGGTATACAAAATACTTTTATAGGTAGTGTAGCAGGTGATGCAACAACTGATGCTGACTATAATGTGGCAGTAGGGTATGGGGCTTTAACTACAAATGTTCTTGGAAGTGCTTCTACGGCTATTGGACGTAATGCTTTAAGTATTCAAAACCCTGCAACTGCAAATAGTATGAACAATACTGCAGTAGGATATTCTGCTGGTGAATTAGTTACTACAGGTGTTAATAATACTTTTGTTGGATATGCTGCTGGTGATGGCACAGATGATGGTGTCGACAACGTAGCATTAGGATATAATGCTTTAAGTGCAAACTGTGGTAACGGCAATGTTGCGGTTGGTGCTGCTGCTGCACAAATTTTGACAGGTGGTTATAACACTTGTCTTGGCGCAGGTGCAGGAGCAAAAATAGGTGCCGCAGATATAAACATTTGTGTTGGGGGTTTTTCAGGAGCCGAAATAACAACAGGAACTGAAAACGTAACAATAGGTTATTTAGCAGGTCGTCATGGTATAAATCTTCAAACTGGTAGTAGAAATATTCTTCTTGGCTCTTACACTGACACAACTGCAACAGACTCTACAGGAGCTACTGCAATAGGATACAATGTTTCTGGTGAAGGTGGGTATACAACTTTAGGTAGTGGTACTGATGATATTAGAGCAGCACACGGAACAGCAACATGGAATACAGTATCAGATGAACGCTACAAGAAAGACATTGTAGATTCTACAGCGGGTTTGTCATTTATTAAGGCTTTAAAGCCCCGCACATTTAAGTATAAAAATCTTGGGGAACTTCCCGAAACATTTAGAGCTTATGAGGCTGACTCAACAGATGTCTTTAAAAACTCTAACACAAACCACGGGTTTATAGCTCAAGAAGTTAAAGCTGCTATTGATGCTGATAGCAGTATTAAAGATGGCTTTAAACTTTGGAATGAAAGAGCAGATGGTTCACAAGAGGTTGGTGAAGCCGCACTCATACCGATCTTAGTCAAAGCAATACAAGAGCTTGAAGCTCGTATAGCAACACTAGAAGAATAAACAATGGAACTACTAGCAAGAAACTTCCCTAACATTGGCGTAGTGGAAGGAAAACTATCAGAAGAAATAGTTGATGACTTGTGGATATTAATAAACGAAGCAAGAGAACAACCAGAAGATATGAAGCCTGAATTAGCAGGTAACATTAGTTCTTCTATCAGACTAGATAGTAAGTCAGATTTAATAGAAGATTTTGTAGGTGAAGTAATACCAGCCTATATGAGAAAACACTTGGAAGAGTATGGCACACCCTATCGTTTGACTATGAAAGAAGATGAAGGGTTTAACTTAGAAAGCTTATGGGTAAACTTTCAAAAGCAGAACGAGTTTAATCCACCACACGATCATGCAGGTGTTTACAGCTTTGTAATATGGATGCAAATCCCTACATCCTATGAAGAACAACGCAAGCTACCGATTTGTGCAGAGTCAAATGCAGACAATCACATAAGTAACTTTGCATTTAGTTACACAAATACGTTAGGCAGGGTGTCAACCTTTGCATATAATATGGAGAAACAAGCAGAAGGATATATGGTAATGTTTCCTTCATGCTTACTTCATCAGGTCTTTCCCTTTTATAATGATGATGGTGAAAGAATATCAATATCTGGTAACATTAATATAGGAGAAATGAACAATGGCTAGAGAAACAGAAGTAATGGAACAGGCATATAATGCTTGTCTTGATGGTGCAAAAACAGTTAACTCTGTAATTGCAACACACAACAAAGGCAGTGATGCTACATCAGCAGACTTTGCATACGACATGACACATGACGAAAAGAAGGCTCGTGTAAGTCGTAGTGTAGGATACCTTAAGCATCAGAAGGATACATACTCAGATTGGGGTAGCAAGGACTTTACAGCAATCAATGCAGCTATAACTGCTGCTGATAGTTTTACGTCATAAATATGAAATTTGATGCTATATTTGCTTCAGCAATAGGAATTACGCTGGCATTAATAGCGGGATTTTATGCTATGTTGAAAATGATCTTTACTAACCATACAAAAATAAGAGTGCTTGAAACAGAATTAAATAATATGGCTGCTATTCTGCAAGAAGTTCGTGACGACCAGAAAGAACTTTTTAAAGAAATCCGCAGCGTCAGAAAAACCTAACGCTTAGGGGGTCATTATGATTGATCCCATCACTGCAATTGCGGGAGCAACGGCCGCTTTTAATGCAATCAAGAAAGGCTGTCAGATTGGCCGTGATCTTGAAAGCATGGGCAAGGATTTATCAAGATGGTCAAAAAGCCTTAGCGATTTTGAATTTGCGGCCCGACAAATAGAAAAACCGCCTTGGTATAAAACTCTTGGTGGCGGCATCGAAGCGCAAGCTATGGAATTATTTGTTCAAAGGCGACAAATTCAAGCGCAAAGAGATGAGCTAAGGACTTGGATTTCTGGTACATTAGGTCCGTCTGCGTGGAATGAATTACTGAAAATAGAAGCAGAAGTGCGGCAAGCGCAGAAAGAGCATGAATATAAACGAATTGAAACTTGGCAAAAGATAACTGAATGGTGTTTAGGCATTGTTTTGTTTATAATTAGTGTAGGTGGTTTATTTGTTTTAGTTTGGTTAATTAGGTCAGCAAATGGTTAGTGTCGTTGGTAAGTCTGAATTTGCTATGTTGCACGAGGTAAAACAAGCGCAGCGAAGCATTGAAAGTAAACAGGCGCAGCAAAATATTCAGCGCGAACATCAACGTGTTTACAGGCGGCAAAAGACGGTCGAAAAGCAACAGGTTGCTTTAGAATACAGTTATGGTAGATTGGGCGACAAGAAAGCAGTGGAGCAACCGCAAGGTTTGCGGGTTGATGTAGAGGTGTAAGGTGACAAACACTTTTGAAAAAATACTTCAATACAAGCTCATGCCTCGTTTAATGATGTTGGTTATGACCGTTATGTATATTAAAGTCATAAATTGGGGAATGAGTCTCGATGACTTGTCAACGCAGCAATCTGCAATGATTTCGGTGGTTAGCGGGGCCATGACAGGAACAATAGCGGTATGGTTGGGTTCTGAAAAATGAAATGGTTCTCGCTTTCATATTGGTGGTCTTTGTTAATGGCGCAAGTCTTGAAATCGGGCAAGGAAAATACATTGCGGCCTTTCGAGACATCCACCGATGCGCTTTCTTTGCAAAAGAAATCGAACGTACCGCCAACGAAACGTGGACAACCTCAAGGGTCTATCACCAAAACAAAGTTGACGCATGGTGCGAACCAAGATTTGTCGAAAAACAAACAAAGTTCTGGGATTAAAAATGACAATCCAACACGAAGCAGAAGTGCTAAGAAAGCTGCTAGACGAAACAAGAGAGCAAGTTAAAATGATGGAGCATCAAATTAATGATTACCAAGCAGCCTTAGAACAAGTAGAGGACGGTCAAATAGCTTCTATGACCGAATATCAGCAAGCAATATATAAAATGTTTGAAGCCTTTACGGGGAATAAATGATTACACTTTTAGGAAGTTTACTTGGTTTCGGCACATCGTTTTTGCCAGAAGTTTTAAACTATTTTAAGGCAGGGCAAGACCACAAGCATAAACTTGAGCTAATGCAAGTTGAAATGCAAATGATGGCAAAACGCTCCGAGCTTAAACTACAACTATTAGATAAAGAAGCGGATATTAAGGAAGCAGAGGGGCTATATAAACATGATAGCGTGGATGCTGGCGGTTTTATCAATGCACTTCGAGGTAGTGTCCGTCCTATCATTACTTATTGTTTTTTTGGCCTTTTCGTTGCCATTAAAGTAACTGCCTTGCTTGCGCTAATGGATACGGGGCATGATCTTGGCCGTTCTTTAAGTTTAATATGGGACGATGCTACGGCGGGATTGTTTGCTGCAATTATGTCTTTTTGGTTTGGTAATCGGGCTGTGAGCAAATATATGAAGGTGAAATTATGAGTTTTAAACTAAGCCAACGTAGTCTTGATAATCTTGAAGGCGTTGATGAAAGGTTAGCAGCTGTTGTTAAACAAGCCATACATGACACTAAAATAGATTTTGGGGTTATTTGCGGCCTTAGAACTATTGAAGAACAGCGTATTTTGGTCCAGAAGGGCGCAAGCCAAACGCTAAAATCTAAACACATTGATGGGAAAGCAGTAGACCTTTTTGCGTATGTTGGTTCAAGGGGTTCGTGGGAATTAAATTTGTACGATGATATTGCTGATGCTATGGCGCGATCGGCTAAAAATATAGGTGTTGGCATTTGTTGGGGTGCAGCGTGGTCTACTGGAGCCATCCCCTATCCTATGGACATAAGGTATTGGAACGACACTATGGAAGAGGCTATGAACTCTTACGTTGATAAAAAGCGTGCAATGAACAAGCGAGCATTTATAGATGGGCCTCATTTTGAACTTATTGATTAATCAGGTCTTGGAAGTCTGAAACGACTAATTAAGCTGATAAGCTGACGATGTTCAATTTCTAGTTTTTCTTTGATTGTTTCGTGGTCAAAATCAAGTTTTAGCATCCTATTGATTTTTGTGGCAATTTGGCTCATTTGAATGTTTTTCTGCAGTGGACGCGAGCCATTATTTGATCTGTTACTATCCCACGTTTCGTTTTTAAAGCCCGTGTAAGGGTCGTGCCGCGCTTTTTGACTTTCAATTTTAGCTAGTCTTTTCATTTCTTTTATGTCAATTTTCATTACGTTTTCTTACCTTATTTTTATTAATTAAATGTTTCGGCCTTTTAATCTTAATTCTTGGACAAATTCCTTTGTTTCTTTTCTGCGCCTATCCCAATCTTGGTTTACATTCGGATGGATAAAGTTAGTTCTTTGCGCTTCATTATGGCATCGGTCTTCTTGCGTTTTTAAGAATTTAAGATGCGATTTCTCAAAAGGCGTTAATTCGTTTTTTGTCTCATCAAAATTCATTATTTCACTCATTTTTCTTAGGTCGTGACTTTGGCTTTATAATATAAGAGGCAAGATTTGTTTCAACGCATTTCATAATTATGTTGTTACCGTAAATCTCAAAAATTTGATTATATAATGGCATGGCTATTTCGCTATCCATAGCTTCTTGGCAGTACCTTTCTCGATCATATAAAACTTTTGTTTTCCAAGCCTCACCTTGCACGTGATACGTCAAAACAAGCGCAGTAAAATATTCAATCATAATTTTTTGATCCTTGTCTTATTATTTTCCAATTAATTTGATTGCGTTTGATGTAGTTATTTAAAGCGGTTAAAGACACTTTTAAAATTTTAGCGGCATGAGTTTGCGTATAATCTTGTGCAAACATTAAAACTTGTTCCCGCCTTTCTCGTTTATGTCGAGCATTCATTTCGCTCCATGTTTCGCAATGTTTATTCATTTCGACCCGTTTCATTAAAATTGTGTGCTTTTGTGTTCTAAGGATTTTTCTAGCTCTCTGCGTATTCTTAGTCGAATATCCGCATCTTTTTTTTCAGGTATGTGGATTTGATCCACCGCTTCTAAGCACATTAAAATTTCTTCATTTGTCAGGCAGACATTTTTCAAATTTCTATTTATCATTTTCATATACATCACCACCACTCCGCGCTGACGCCAAAAACAAAAACAAAACAGGTTACCAAAATAATGGCAAAAATTAACCAATCTTCTCTATCAATTTTCATAAGCGTAAACTCCATAAATCTTTGCTACTTCTAATTTAGTAATTTGACATTTTCCCACAAAGAGATTTTCTAACAAAGCAGCATTTTGTTCTTCTGAGTTGTAAATGCAGTTTGCATCCATCTTTCCAATGATTGAACAGTATTCTTCATCGCTCATTGAAGTATCGCACTCGCAAGGCTCATGCACTGTTACCTCTTTGCTGAATACGTCAGCTTGGTAGGTGTAGGAGTGCCGCTTTGTATCGCGGCACTTGGGGCAGTTGTAGCTCATTGCACCGCTTCCATAAATTTAGGATTAACGACTTTACCTTCAAAACCAATTCGATCAAACCAATCAGTCAAAGATTGCTCAACACAATGATTAGCATCATCTCTAATAACTTGGTTGTGGTCTTTAGTGTATTCTTCATCATAGCATGCAGCGTATGATTTTGGGTCAACATCTATTGTTAAGCTCACTTTAATTTTCATTTATCCATCCTTTCTAAATTGTGGGGCTTCTAGCCCCACTGTTAATTAAATTGTGTTAGCTGCCATGATTGCGGCTAGGACAAATGGGTTGGCGTTTGTTCGGTAAATGCCGTCTGAATTGCAAAAGAAGCCGCCGTCCAAATCCTTTCTAATTTCGTACAAAGGCTCATCCCAATCGTTGCCATGAACTTCATAGTCTGTCATTTCCTGACCGTTGAAGTCCCAAGTCTTTGCGACTAACTTGAAGTTGTATCCGTAAAAATTAAACTCATTGCCCTTAACAACAATAGTTGCTTCTTCGCCAGACCAGTTATCTTTGTTGAAAATGAATGTGCCGTTCATAGTGCTTTTCCTTATTGCTATAATGTAAAGATTAATTGACATTGCGCATAATGTAAAGGATAAAAACAAATTATTTACATTCTTTTTTACGCTGATATTTTATGCCTATGGATGAAACTGTTAAAATAGAAGTGGAAGTCAACGGACAGCCTCAAGGAAAGGGCAGACCGCGCTTTACCAAGATGGGTCGTGCTTATACTCCCCAAAAAACAAAGGACTATGAGAGGCGCATACAAGCGGCTGCTTGGGCTGCTATGCAAAAGGCTGAAGTTAAAGCCACAGATAAATCAGTCGTTGTGCGCATTTCTGCACAGATGGAAATTCCTAATTCGTGGTCAAAAATTAAGAAAGTTCAAGCGGAGTACAATGCGTTAAGGCATACGAATAAACCAGATTTAGATAATATTGTAAAAGCTGTTTTAGATGGAATTAGTTGCGCTGATAACGGTGGGCCTGTTATTTTGGATGATAAGCAAGTTCATTACATTGAAGCCAGAAAAGTATTTTGCAATCCTCAAAGAGGGCCAGTGCTTCATATATCCGTTGAATGGTCTAGATAACTATAATCAGGCCCATATGTTTCACGCCAATGTAAAGGCTGTTGATGAAGTGCGATTTTACTTGTGTCAAATAAACCTTGATGGTGACCTTCGCATAAAGGAATTGTGTCCTGATCTGGACGTTTTTTAGTGCTAAACCTATCGTGAATACAATGATGCGCTTGTGTTGCGCTGCGCTGTATCTCGCCAAAGCGTTGACATATTACGCACTGCTTTTGCCTAATTTCGTTAAGCAGTTTAACGTCTTTGATAGATTTCACTTTACGCTCTTTAAGTCCAAGCGGCGGTTTTTTAGCTAGATTTGTCAAGTGGGTCGTATCCTATCGCCTGTGTTAGCTTTTCCATAGCCTTATCAAAAAAGGTGCTAAATTCTTTCTGATCCATCTTACTAAACGCAATGCTATCGGGCACATAGTATAATTCACCTGTCAGACCGTTTATAACCGTCTTGTAATAGCCGCAAAGCATTTTTAGGTCACTATGTAAATGATCTTTGCTTGCCCATCTGTCGGTTGAGTTTATGACCTTCTGTAGCGTAGCCCAATACAAAGCATGGTGTGGGTTAGAGCGGTGCGCAACTGCTGTGATGTCAAACAACTGCCCTTCGCTGTATTCTTCCATCAGTGTTGCAACGTGCCGTGTCAAAGGCTGTAAATTTCCCTGAGACATCTTCACTTGCAAATGTGGCTTGGAATTATTGGTGCGCATCAGATAACAACCCACACATCGTTTGGATTTAAGGTAGTTTTTAATTAGAATGGTATTTCATCGTTTATCTCCTTGCGATCTTTATTATGTTGATTTAGATTTACCTCTTGCGGAAAAAGATTTATCCAAACTTCACCATTTTCATCTGGCAGTGGTAAACTTTCTAGCTTAACGCTCATGCCTTTATCCTTTTGAAAGGCAATTCCAATTCTGTGCCAGTAAGTTTTATTAGTATTTTTGTTTTTTCGTGGGACAACCACATTAAATTTATTGCTCATTTTACACCCACTGCTTTGTAGCCGTTTTCTTCTATTTCAAAAAGTTGTTTGAAGCGGTTGTTATGCGCATCAAATAGTCTGTCGTGTTGGTCAGCAGTTTCAACCTTGCTTAATAGGTTATGGAAACCTTTCTCATATTTGTTAAATGCCTCGCTGCTACAATTGCTGTAAAACTCTACTGCAGCATCAACTCTAGCCTCTGTCGTAAGTTCTATAGCGGGGCCTTTTTTATTTGCTACGGCTGCATTACCATCATCATCTTCTGGCGCGATGCCAGCCATCCCAAGCAATCCATAACGCCTTGCATAAGTAATAGCAGAGCCAAGCCCTTGCATATCGTTCTTGCCAAGAACTAAATAAACTCTACTGCAAAACTCTGCGCCTGATGTGTGAAGCAATCGTGTTTCGACATAATGCCCGCCAGCGTCCTGATCGTTAGGTTGTAGGACGGCAAAACCGTTTGCGTGGAAAGCGGCCATCGTTGCATTTACCACTGCCTCTAGGTCAGCATAGCGGCTCTTAAAGTGTGGGTTAAGGCTTCCCTTGATGGCTTTGCCCATTTCGCTTTGTGCTTTTATCAAGGATTTTATCGCATCAGACATTTAGAACCTCCTCTAATTCTTTATGTTCCCGATTAGCTCTTTGAATGCCTTTTTCGAGCGCATCTATTATTTTAATTGTCGTAGTTGGTGAAATATGATGTTTAATTGCAGCCTCCAAAATTTCAATTAAAATTGCATTTTGTATCTTTATTGGCGTTGGATGTTTGTGCATTATATTTTCCTTATTGCTAATTAATCTTTACATTATCGAAATTCCAATGTAAAGGATAATTATAAAAATATCATAGGATGTTTAGTTTATGGAAAGAGAAACAATTTTATCGGTGCATAAGATGCGCCTTTTGCTGCAAGGCCGTAATCTTATGGCTGTTGCTAGAAATGCAGGTGTGTCGCGCCCTGTGTTGTACCAAATAATGTCAGGTAAAACTGATCCGCGATATTCAACACTCGAAAAACTTTCTAACTACTTGGAGAAAAATCATGGAAATAGGGATTAAGGAAGATGGCACATTGAAGCCGCAAATTAGGCAAACGCGGTATCGCGGAACAAATGATAATGAATATCAAATTTATTTATCATGTGCAGATGATGGTAATGGAGGTGATATAACTCAGAATGGTTTGCCGTTAAAAACTTACAACGAATGGATTAATTCTTGAGGAAATAATTATGGAAAGTCAAAACACTAAACTGCTTAATCATTTGAGGGAGCATAGGTTTATACAACCTATGACTGCTTTAAGACATTTAGGCATATATCGCTTGGCCGCAAGGATAAAGGACTTGCGCGATAGCGGTCACGAAATTATTACTGCTAGAGTAGGGGAAAAGCGAATTGCTGAATATACTTTGATAAAAGAAGCCCCCCTAAATGTTTAAACTTAGGAGGGCTTCATCAATATCTTATGACTCTCTATATTGATGAACCATATACGCACTAAAGCAATAAGAAGACGGTGCGCATATAAATACGGCCATACAGGCCACAGGCAGGGTCAACTTAGCTTGCTCTGCCTCTTAACACAAGAGGAAATTATGTCTCATTATATGACCGCTTTAGCGATGAAACAAAAAAAACTAAAGCCAGCAACAAAAATCGTATTATACTGGCTTGCAGATCACCACAACGAAACATCAAAGGATTGCTTTCCAAGCATTAAACGGCTTTCTGAGCTATGTGAAATGTCACGTAGGTCATTAGAGAGTCACTTAAATATTCTTGAAGAGTTTGGTTTAATTAAGCGCATTAACCGATTTCGTGATAATGGTGGTAAAACATCTAATGGGTATTTTTTAAAGTTTAGTGAAAGCGATACGCAAAATCTGCGCGACCCTAGCGAAAAATCTGCGCATAGGGATACGCAAAATCTGCGCATGAATAACCCTATAAAAAATAACCTTGTAACTTTAAAAGATAAATTATTTGAGGATTTTTGGAAATCATATCCAAAGAAGATGGCAAAGGGACAGGCAAAGAAAGCATGGGCTAAGGCATTTCTGTTGGACCATCCACAGGAAATAATAGACGCTGCTGAAAAATACGCAAAAGCGCAAGATGGCAAAGATAAACAGTTTATTCCTTATCCAGCTTCATGGTTAAATGCTGAGAGATGGAAGGACGAGCCAGAAGAACAAAAAGATGAGATGTTAAATTTAGCAGCTAAAGTTTTAAAGGAGCAAATAAATGGATAGGGATAAATTTTTAAGGGAAAGGCTATCTGGTTTTTTGCAGAGATTGAACCCGCCGAGAGCTATGCAGACCAACGCAGAAGCGCAGAAGGAGGAAATTACAGACCTTTATAATCGAATTATTAAGCTGGCTCCTAGCAGAGAATACTTAGGTTGGTGGAAAGATTTTACTGACTACCTTCTTAGTAATGCTATCGCAAGAACGTGGCCGACAATTAGAGAATTAAACGAAGCTGCAAAGGCAATAGCGCCAAGACGCCCAGAGTTTATTGATGCAATAGGAACTGAAAAATGGACACCTGACGAATATGCAATTAATTCAAGACGAATAAAGGCTCTTGAGCCAGTTGCGGAATATTGGGTTAATGGCAAGGGCGCACAAGAATTAGTTAGGCGTGGAATGGTAAGTAGTGAACAGTTGGAACCTTATCAATATTATCTTGCACAAAATACTATGAAAACAAATTAATATGTGCTATAGCGTAGTTACGCTTTTTCATGCGATCTTCCCAAACTAATTAGCCCTGTCTTGATTGACGGGGCTTTTTCTTTTATAATTAACAAAACCGACAATAGGATATAATAATGGAAGAATGGCCAGCCGATAAAGTTGAACGCAGAAAAATATCGTCAATTACTCCCTATGCTAGAAATAGCCGCACTCATAGCGATGAACAAATTTCACAAATAGCAGCAAGCATCAAAGAGTGGGGCTTTACAACACCAATCCTTATAGACATCGATGGTGAAATAATCGCAGGGCATGGTCGGTTGCTTGCGGCACAGCGTCTTGGATTAGAAGAAGTGCCAACGATGACCGCTGTAGGTTGGAGCGAAGCACAGAAGCGTGCCTATGTCATAGCTGATAATAAACTTGCCCTAAATGCGGGATGGGATGATGAGCTTCTTGCGATAGAAATGCAAGATTTACAAAGTGTTAATTTTGATATTGAAAAGTTAGGCTTTAACATTGAAGAACTAAACAGTCTTTTTAAAGATGATTTAATTATAAAAACGCCAGAAGAATTTAATGAATATAATGAAGAAATAGAAACAAATAAAATCTGCCCAAAATGTGGATACGAGTGGAGTGGTTAGGAATGACAAAGCCCTCGTATTATATCCCTTCAATGAAAGAAATACAAAATAGCGATTGGAATGGATTTAATTGCATATCAACATTTTCTGGTGGTGGAGGCAGTTCAACGGGGTATCGCATGGCAGGGTTTAAAGTTCTCTATGCGAATGAATTTATACCCGCGGCGCAAGAGACTTACAAAGCAAATAAAGCAAATTATACTTTTCTTGACGGTCGCGACATTCGCACAGTGAAGGGTGCGGATATTTTAAATAAAATTAATTTAAAGCCCGGTGAGGTAGATTTGTTTGATGGTTCGCCGCCTTGTGCTTCATTTTCAACAGCAGGTCAACGTCATAAGGGGTGGGGAAAGGTTAAAAACTATTCAGACAAGAAACAAAGAAGCGATGATCTTTTTTTTGAGTATTCAAGGCTTGTTAACGAAATACAGCCTAAAACATTTATCGCAGAAAATGTAAGCGGGCTTGTTAAAGGAACAGCAAAGGGTTATTTCAAAGAAATTTTACGTGAATTAAAAGAATGTGGTTATAGAGTAAGCGCAAAGCTATTAAATAGCGCGTTTCTTGGCGTACCGCAAGCGCGTGAGCGTTTAATATTTGTAGGTATTCGTAATGATTTAGGTTTAAACCCAGTGTTTCCAACGCCTTTTAGCTATTGGTATTCAATTGAAGACGCATGGTCAGGTATTAAAGAACATCCTGAACCAGAGACAAGCATTAAGGGTTATTCGATTGAAAAACTTTGGCACGAAACAAAATTAGGTAAGTCTCACCATAAAAGATTTAGTTTAATTAGACCAAACCCAAGGCGGCCAAGTCCGACTATAATGGCAACACAAGGAAGAGGTGCGGCGCAAGTATGTCATCCATTGGAGCCAAGAGCATTAAGTGTCGCAGAGGTTCGGCGCATTTGTTCTTTTCCTGATGATTATGTTTTAACGGGTAAGTTTGAGCAAAAAAAGGAACGCATGGGTAGGTCAGTGCCACCGCTTATGATGAAAGCTATTGCGGAAGAAATATGCAATAAAATATTGAGAAAGTTATGAGTAATATTGATTTTATGTCGCCCGAGGAAGGTAAGTGGACGTTCAAATCAAAGGAAATTGCCGACACGTTTGATCAGCATGTTCGTGAACAACTTCCTTGGTACGACTTAACAAGCCGAGCAATAAAGCACTTTGGCAACCATTATATTACTAAAAGTGGTTTGGTTTACGACATAGGTGCTTCGACAGGAAATGTCGGGCTAATTTTAAAAAATACTATTAAAAATCGTAATGCTAATTTGATTGCTATTGAGCCAAGCGAAGAAATGGGCAAGCTATATAGAGGGGGCGGGGAATTAATTACCGCAGAAGCGCAAAATGTTCACTTTCACGAATATGACTTTGCGGTTAGCCATCTTACAATGATGTTTCTAAGCAAGGCAGACCGATCTGAGGTAATACTAAGATTGAAAAATAAACGAAAAAAAGGAGGGGCATTAGTTTTATTAGAAAAAATGCTACCCGAGGGCGGTTACTTTGCAACGGTATCAATGCGATTAACAACCAGCGAAAAGTTAAATGCTGGCGCATCATATGAAGAAATAGTAAAAAAAGAACTGTCTTTGGCGGGTGTGCAAGTTCCACTTTCAAAAGATGAACTTGAGGGGTCTCAAGAGTGGTTTAGATTTGGAGACTTTGCTGGTTTTATATACACAGATTAAAAAGCCGCTAAAAAGCGGCTTCCTTTGTATATGTTACGGGTTAAAGCAATAGGGCTTATCCCACTTTCCTATGTTGATGTCTATATAGTAAGCAATGTCAAAGTAATCAGTCTGAATATCGCTGTTGTTATACCATGAATTACCCTTCATAGCATCAATCAAATCTTCAACAAACGGCGCGGCTTCACCATAATGCTCAGGGTAATATGGGTTGACTTGAACATAACCTTTGCTTGGATAATAAGGGTGGCCACGGCGTTCTGCCATTTCTTTAGCTTTTTCATTAGCAATGCTAATAAAATCGTGCGTACCTTCCTTAATATTTACAACTAAAGTGCTGTGATTATTTACGCCAATAGTTCCTTTATAGCCATGCTTCTTTAATACATTTTTAATTTCTGGCGCTAATTCTTTTTTGAGTTGTTGGTTCATATAAGCCATATTGTTTATCTCCTTATTTGCTATACTTGATATAGTGTGTTAAATTAAAAGTGTAAAGCATAGATGTAAAAAAAAGATATTTTTAATGGCAAACGGTGAAGCTGGCAGACCCGAAATCACGTTGACAGAAGATCAAATCAAAGAAGTGGAAACATTAGCGGCGGTGTTATCAACAGGCGACATTGCTGATTACTTTGGTATAGGGAGAACAACTTTTTATGCCTTAATGGAAAGAAATTCTGATATTTCTGAACGCTATAAAAAGGGCAGAGCAAAAGCAAAGGGCGCAATTGCAGGAAGTTTAATACAAAAAGCAAGAGCGGGTGAGCTTGGCGCACAAATATTCTATCTTAAAACACAGTGCGGATGGCGCGAAACACAGCATCTTGAACATACAAGCCCCGATGGTTCTATGACACCGACAGCAATAGAGCGTGTAATTATTGACAAAACTACAGATACAGACACCTAGATGGTCTTTGCCTTTGCTGGAAGGTGCAAATGGCCATCCTAGATATAAAGGCGCAAAAGGTGGTCGTGCATCTGGCAAATCACATTTTTTTGCAGAGGCAGTGATAGAACGTCAGTTAATGAACCCTGATACAAGAGTGGTTTGCATACGTGAAGTGCAGCGATCACTGAAGTTTTCAGCCAAGCAATTGCTAGAGGATAAAATAGCAGCTTTAAACGTGCAGCATTTATTTGAAATACAAACAACGGAAATACGAAATTTGCGTGGCGATGGAATTATTATCTTTCAAGGCATGCAAGACCATACAGCCGACAGCATAAAATCGTTAGAGGGTTTTGATATAGCATGGTGCGAGGAAGCGCAGAGTTTGTCAAAGCGATCTATTGAGTTACTTGATCCGACTATGCGGAAAGAAGGCGCAGAGCTATGGTTTAGTTGGAACCCAAGAAGCCCTAGCGATGCTGTTGAAAAGGTATTTGACGAAAATATTAATAATGCACTTGTTCACGTAAACTATGACAATAATCCGTTTGCTCCAAAATCTATGGTTGATTTGGCTGAAACCGCTAAAGAAAGAGACTTTGATAGGTTTGCTCACATTTGGTTAGGTGAATATGAAACTATAAATGAAGCACAAGTATTTTATGGAAAATGGAAAGTTGAAGATTTTGAGCCAATGCAAGGATGGGACGGTCCTTATCTTGGCGTTGACTTTGGTTTTCGACCTGATCCTTTAGTGGCAATAAAGTGTTGGGTTTATGACGAAACGCTGTATATAGAAAAAGAGGCTTACGGAATTGGAATAGAAATTGATGATACTCACAATTTTATTTGCAAGCATATACCAGAGTTTGACCGTTATACTTGCCGCGCTGATAGTGCAGAGCCAAAAACAATATCATACTTGCAAAGGCATGGTTTTCCGCGCATGGAAGGCGTTAAAAAGTGGCCTAACAGTATTCAAGAAGGAATTAGGTTTATTCGCGGCTTTAAATCTGTCATAATAGCCCCAAATTGCAAAGGTGCCATTGATGACTTTCGGTTGTATAGTCACAAGGTCGATAAGTTGTCTGGTGATATTTTGCCTGACGTAATTGACTCAAATAATCATGCGCCTGATGCTGTACGTTATGCAATCGCGCCGCTTATTAAAGTCCAAGCTGCTGGAAAGATGGTGATTAGAATATGATTAATTCAGTCGCAAAGATAACTCCTGAGATACAAGAAATGCTTGATGCCTCTGCGCCTAGTCGTGATTTAGTGCGTGGCGGCTCGCATATGCGTGAGCAAGGAATAAAATATTTACCACAGTTTCCGCAAGAAACTGATGACGATTATGAGGCCAGGGTAAAATCAACTTGGCTATTTGATGGCGTTGGTAAGACTGTTGAAGATTTATCAGGCAAAGTATTTGAAATGCCTGTGATATTAGCTGAAACAGGGACCGACCTTGATATGTGGCAATACAATGTCGATTTGCAGGGGCGCGATCTTTCGCAATTTGCAAGAGAATGTTTTGACCAAGCACAAATTTCTGGAATATCGTTTATTATGGTTGATGCACCAGCAAGGCAGTCTGATGTGACACGCTTGCAAGCACAACAGCAAAACCTTCGCCCTTATTTCGTTGGCTTGTCCATTGAGGACGTTATTGGTTATCGCACAGAGATAATTGATAATACACCAACGCTTACTCAAATCCGTATTATGGAAAGCATTACAGAACAAAGCGATGATGAGTTTGATCCAGCTATTTTTGAACAGATTAGAGTTTTAACCCTCCCTGTTGAAGATAATCGGGTGGTCGGTGCGGTCAATGTTAGGTTATACCGTAAAAACGATGCGCAAGAGTTTATGCTATATACAGAGTATGAAACGCAGATGCCTAGAATATACGTTGCGGCTGTTGATTTAGGCCGTGACGGGTTTTTGAAGGCCAAGCCATGCCATGCTAGACTTGCAGAGATTAATCTTGCTCATTGGCGGTCGCAATCAGATCAAGCTAATATTATGCACCATGCTCGCGCTCCAATGAAATATTTTCACGGCTATTCACGCGAAGATTTAGAGAGTTTTACCGAAGGCGCTGGCTATGCTTTTTATTCTTCTAACGAAAACGCAAAGATTGGCGTTGTGGAACACTCTGGGGCTGCGATTGACGCAGGGCGCACAGAGCTTAAGGACATGGAGTTTCAGATGCAAGCAATGGGTTTGCAATTAATTATGTCACGCTCTGGATCGTCTACAGCCACAGGCGATATGATTGACGAAAACAAAGTAAACAGTCGCTTAGGAATGTGGGCCGATAATTTAAAGGATACGCTGGAACTTGCGTTTTCGTATATGGCAGAAATGTCAGGAATCATTGCAGATATAAATGTAGTAATAAATAAAGATTTTGCGGCAAATGCTTTGAGCCATCTTGATATGGACGCAATCAACAAAATGTATCTTGCGGAGGTCATTTCTAAGCAGACCTATATAAACGAAGCGAAGCGGCGAAACCTTCTGTCTGAGGAAGTAAATCCAGACGATGAAGAAGAAATGATTGAAATGGCACCAATGGACGAGCCTGATGGCAATATCGGATGATTTTGCTGACGCAACTATTCGTCACCAAGTTTACTTACAGAGATACAAGTCAGGCGTTGTCAAAGATATATTAGCACTCCTGACCGATGTAGAGGATCAGATTGTAGCTGATTTAATCAAGTCAGACCTAGATAAGATGCCAAGGCGACAATTAAACAGGTTACTTCGCCAACTACAAGAAAAAATAAAATTAGGATATAAGCCTGTTATTTCGTTGCTAAACAATCAGGTTGAGGAATTAGCTAAATACGAAAAGCAATGGCAAATGAATTTGTTTGATAAAGTCGTGCCAATTGATTTAGATTTTATCGCGCCATCAGATGAGCAAATTATAGCTGGTGTTATTTCGAGGCCATTTCAAGGCAGATTTCTTAAGGATTGGTATAGAGGTTTACCTGACGGTCAGTATCGTAGGCTTAAAGATGCCGTGATGCAGGGATATGTCGAAGGACAAACTACACAGCAAATAATTCAAACTATTAGAGGCACACGCAGTCAAAAAGGCATCATAGAGCAATCGCGCAGAGGCGCAGAAACGGCTGTCAGAACCGCTTTATCTCATAGTGCAAACACCGCTAGATCATTAATTTATCAACGCAATGGCCGTTTAATAAAATCGGTTGAGTGGGTCGCTACACTAGACGGAAGAACTACGGCAATTTGTCGCGCTAGAGATGGCAAAGTGTATCCAACCGATGCGGGGCCAAGACCGCCAGCGCATGCGGCTTGCAGATCAACAACTATTCCTGTGTTGAAATCGTTGCGTGAATTACAAATTTCAGCAAAAGACGGTGCTAATAAATCAACTCGCGCATCAATGAATGGGCAAGTTTCGACAGAATTGAATTATGATAGATGGTTGCGACAACAACCTAAGGAATTCCAGAATGAAGTACTTGGAATATCAAAAGCCAAGTTATTCAGAGCGGGTTTAGAAATGGATCGTTTTGTTGATAGAAAGGGAAACGAGCTAAATTTAAACCAATTGAAACAGCGTGAAAGCGCAGCGTGGGCCAAAGCTGGTCTGTAAAAAGGAACTACCATGAGCGAAGAAACAGAAACTGTAGAAATAGAAGAAACAAATTCTAGTAAGTTAGAGAAGCGGATAGTTGAACTAGAAGGTGAATTAAAAGTTCAAAATCAAAAATGGCTTGATTCAAATGAAGAAAATATGCGAAGGCGTAAGGCAAACGAGCGTTTAAAAGGCGAAATTGAAGAATTAAAAAATGCACCTTCAATTTCTCAAGTAAGTAATGAAGAAGTAATTGCACAGCTAAACACACAACATAAAGCTGAATTAGATGCAGAGCGAGCAAAGACGCAAAAACTAGCGCACGAGCAAGCTATAACATCTTTCCAGACAGCTTTGTTGCAAGAAAATATTATGAGTAAAGGTCTGAAACCACTAACCGCAATGGTAAAATCTCGCATTGGGTTTGACGAAAACGGAAATATGCGTATAATGGCAGAGGATAGTTCCAAACCCCTAGCTGGTTCGGGGAGCGATGGATACGCTACAATTGGCGATCTAGCTAAAGAATTAGCAGCGTCAGATACAGGTCAGGTCTTCATAAGAGATGTGGGTGTATCAGGTGGAGGCAAACCACCAGCGAGTTCTAACGGTAGGTTAGGCACTAAGCAATCGGTGACGCGCTCACAATTCGAGCTAATGACACAACGTGAACGCTCACTTCATTCCACAAGTGGCGGCAAGGTCGTTTATGGCTAACCGCAAAAGAAAGGAAATGTTATGGCGAATACCTTAACTGATCTGGCGGCTGACATCTATCGTGCCGCTGATATTGTAGGCCGAGAGCTGGTCGGCTTTATCCCTGCATCAACTTTAAATGCTGGCTCTGAGCAAGCAGCAGTTGGTCAAACAGTGCGCTCATTTGTAACGCCCTCTGTATCAGCAGTTGATATTACTCCAGCGATGACTATTCCAGAGGGAACAGATCAAACGCTTACGAATAAAACGCTAACACTAACAAAACAACGTGGTGTTCAAATTCCATACACAGGCGAAGATGTTCGCTTCTTGGATGGCGGCGCTGGTTATGAAACTGTCTATGGCGCTCAAATCATGCAAGCAATGAGAACGCTTGTTAATGAAATTGAGTCTGATTTAGCAACAGAGGCAAACACTAATGCTTCTCGTGCAGTTGGTACGGCTGGCACAACGCCATTCGGTTCTAACTTTAACGAAGTCGCACAAGCTAGACAAATTCTAGCCGACAATGGTATGCCTACGAATGACAACTTAATAAGTTTAGTTGTTAATACGGCGGCAGGTGTTAATTTGCGCAATCTAGCATCTTTGCAGCAAGTAAATACGGCGGGAAGTGATGATTTGCTTCGGCGCGGTGAATTGCTTAATTTGCAGGGAGTTTCTTTAAAAGAAAGCGGTCAAGTGCGCGATCACACTAAAGGAACTGGTACATCCTATCTTGTAAATAATGCTTCGGCAGCAATAGGTGATACAACTATTCCAGCAGACGGCGGATCGGGGACAATCATAGCAGGTGATGTAATCACTATTGCGGGTGACACAAATAAATATATTGTGAACACTGCATTGGCTGGTGGTAATCTTGTTGTAGGTGACACTGGTTTGCGTGTTGCGGTCGCTGATAATGCAGCGATAACAGTGGGAAATAATTACACTGGCAACATTATGATGCACCAAGCTGCGATGGAAGTTGCTATGCGCGCGCCAGCAAAACCAACTGGTGGCGATGCGGCAGATGACGTTCTGATCGTTCAAGACCCATCATCAGGATTGGTGTTTGAAGTTGCAACATACAAAGGCTTCAACAAAGCAATGATCCAAGTCGGTTGTGTCTATGGTTTCAAAGCATGGAACTCAGACGCAATTGCGGTTGTCATGGGTTAATAGATTGGGGGCTTAGGCCCCCTTTCATTACTTAGGAGGTAAAAAATGCCTAGAGCGTATCTAAAGAAAAAAGGTCTTGTCGTTAAAAAGAAAATGAAGAAGGTCAAAAAGAAGAAAAAGTGATGACAAGGAAAGCTCAAGATATAGCAAAGCAGAGCGCAGAGCATTGCGAAGATTAAGATGAGCAAAGCTAGAATAAAAAAGCTAGGTGTTAGTGGTTATAATAAGCCTAAGCGCACTCCCAACCATCCTAAGAAATCTCATGTGGTTTTAGCAAAGGTTGGAAATAAAGTAAAAACAATCCGCTTTGGTCAGCAAGGGGTTAAAGGCGCTGGTAAAAACCCAAGGACAGAAGCGGGAAAAGCAAGGCGTAAGTCCTTTTTGGCAAGGCATAGGAAAAACATTGCTAAAGGCAAAATAAGTGCAGCATATTGGGCTGCAAAGGTTAAATGGTGATTTAATGAAGCTGGTAAAAATAGTGCATGAAAAGGCAAAAGATGGATGGGCGCTAATTAATGAAAGCGACTTTGATCCAAAATTGCATAAGCTGTATGAAGCTAAGAAAAAGGCTGTTAAAAAAAAGGTGACGACTGAAAAGGGCTAAAAAATGGCTATTGTTACAACTATTGGTGGCACTACTACAAACAGCTATATTACTGTGGCTGAATACGAGGCGTTTTGGACAGAAAGAAATGTTACTATTGGCGGCAGCACTTCATCTAAGGAATCGGAGTTAGTTAAATCTGCCGATTATATAAATCGAGCTTATGACTTTATTGGTGAACAACAATATCGTTATCAAACAATGGCATGGCCTCGCTTGACGGGCATTATGCTTGTTAAAGATTGGCCTATTGACCCTGATACGGTTCCACAAGACATAAAAGACGCACAAGCTGAATTAGCTTATTTGATTAATCAAGGAGCAACGCCTTTCGCTACTGTTGAGGGCGGTGCAAAAGTGCGTGAGAAAAATAAAGCTGGCCCAGTAGAAACAGATGTTGAATATACTAATTTCCGCGAAACTCCGCGCTTTGTTGCAATAGAGGGTTTAGTCTCGCCTTATACAGTTTACGGCGGCGCTCAAATAAAGGTGATTAGAGGGTGAGTACAACAGTAACAGCTATAGCAGACGCAGCTTTTGACGCAGTAAATGCGGCAATTACTGATGTAATTGATGATGCAACTATAACTTATATTACTAACGGTTCATATAATTATTCAACTGGTGCTTATGCGGAAACTGCAACGGCAATTACTGGTCGCGCTTTGTTTGACACTGAAACGCCAGCCGCAGATATTTTTGGCGATACAGTAGTAGGGCCAAGAGATCAGCTTGTTTTACTAGAAGGCTTTTCTACAGCAGCAAAGGAAGGTTATAAACTAACTGTCAACAGTGTAGATTATGAAGTAAAGTCTGCTCAAAATATTGTTGGCTCTGTTTCATTGCAATATGCGGTGGTGTTAGAAAAATGAGCGTCAAAAAGTTTAATTTGCAGCTAAAGAAAGAAATAGCTGCTACTGATGAGTTAGTAGAGGATAAGATTATATCTATTGGGCTAGATGCGTTTAGACGTATTGTATTGAAAGCCCCTGTCGATACTGGAAGATTTCGCGGGAATTGGATCGTTTCTAAAAATACTTTTAATAATACAACAAACCAAATTACTGATAAGTCAGGTGGTCGAACAATTACCAAGGGCAATAAAGTCATAGAAACTTTCGAGTATAAAAAAGACAAATCAATTATAATACAAAACAATTTGTCATATGCTAATGTCTTAGAAAATGGATCGTCAAAGAAAGCCCCACAAGGCATCGTTGCTCCTACAATTGTAGAAATTCAAAGAGCCTATAGGAATGTTCTGATATGAGTTATGCTACAGAACGCCTTGCCATAGAAACATATCTTGCGGCTCAATGGTCGGGCGCGACTCCTTTAGGTTTAGACGGACATGAGTTTGAACCCACCTTCAATAGTATTCGTTTAACAATTACAAATGGTCAGGTTGTTCAAGGATCAATTGGCGCATCAAGTAACCGTATAGAATATCTTGGGCTCATAAGTATTCAGATATTCACAGAAAGCGGCAAAGGAACAAATACATGGAGAGGATATGCTGAAACATTAGATGGCATATTCTTCAATAAGCGTATTACAAATGCGGGTGCAGTCGCAACAACTAACGAATTTATTAGATTTTCACCAGATCAACAGCACCCGTATATTTCTGGCGAAGTTTCTGATATACCTTTTCACATTGCTAATTTCATCGCGCCTTTCGTGCGTTATGAATATAAATAGGAGGCCATAAAATGACTGGCACAGCATCAAATCAGCTTCGGAGTGCTTTTGTGGCCGAAGCAACGGCGGGAGCCACGCCATCAACACCATCGTTTACAAACAGCGATGTTCCAATAAACATGACAGCCGCACCAACAATCGTTGAGCATCGTTCACTTGCGGGAAAAGGCGAGGCGGTTGAAACGGCAATTGCAGGAATAGATGTTACTGGTGAAATGTCAGGAACACTTGCTTATGGCGCATATGATGATTTCTTTGAGAGTTTATTCCAAGGAACATGGTCAACCAATGTATTAAAAAATGCAAAAACCACTCAATCACTTACAATAGAAAACGCTATTACGGCTGGCGCTGGCGGCACAAATACAATGATGCGATATTTAGGTGTTGAGGCAATTGGCGGGTCGATTACTCTTACATCAAACGCTGATATAAGTTTTGCCTTTGATTTAATGGGTATGGGTTCAGCAGATACATCAACCAGCGCAATTAGCGGTGCGAGTTACACGGATCAAACGGAACGGGCGCCACTTACTTCTGGTGTTGATGTTGGAACTATTGCTTTTGCTGGTTACACTTTAGACGCATTTGAAAGCGCAACTATAAATTTCAACTACGAAGGCAGAGAAGCGCAAAATGTTCTAGGTAGTAGTTTTACAAAAGGCGGTTTAACCAAAGGCGCAGCACTAGCTGAAATTACAGCAAGAGTTTATGTAGACACTAACTTTTCGGCATTATACAATGCAGCGCGGGATACTAACCACACACTGTTTGCCGTTACTTTTCCTCTAGGTTCCGTTAGCAGCAAAAAATATACTTTAGTTTTTCCCAAATGTAAGTTTACGGGCGCTAACTTAGATTTCACAGCAACTAATGCGATGCAAGATGTAACAATTCGCGCAATGTACGATGAGGCAAGTGAAGATGCCTCAATGAAACTTACAAGGGCCGTTTCATAATGTCATACATTGCAAAAGTTAAATTTACGGGAGAGGTAAATAAAAAACCTGTTTTATATCGTGCGGGTGATAAAATTTCTGATGCAGCAGCAAAGGAGCTTGACCTTGCCAATAAACCCCTTTTGGCAATCAAGGCAAAACCGACAAAATAAAAGCGCTTTTTGGGGGATGGTTTGTCGGTATTCCGTCCCCCTTTAAAAACCGACAAAGGAAATAAAATGCTTAACCTTAAGAAACCGCAGATGTCGGATATGACATTTCGGCGTGAGTTTACAAATGATTTAAATTTTTTATCAGAAACAAGTGCAACATTTATAGAGATTAAATGTCGTGCTGGTGGTTGGATTAATCCAGAGCTAACGAAAATGCGTGATGATGTGCAGACTTACAAGCAAGCTAAATCATTAGAAGCTGCTAAAGAACTAAAGGACGCTGGTAAATATGCTGAAATGGCAGCAAAAACCGAGCGTGAAGTCGGCAAGAAGTTGTTTGAAGCTATTTATGATGCTTGCGTAATTTCTTGGGATACAAATATTCAAAACGATGGCGGCAAAATGAAATTTGATAAAGATCATTTTTTGGCGCTGGCAGACGTAAGGATTGATGAAATATCTGAGTATTTTATGGACTTTTCAAAGTATGTTGATGATCTTTCTAACTTTCGCGCAGAAGCAGATGCGGTAACGGAAAAAAACTAATCAACGCGCTTTTATGGTCTTTTAGGTACTCTGAGAAAGATGAGGCTTACTTGATAGCTAAAGGCGCAAGTGAAATTAACGACAAACCAATTCCTGAGAATATGACCGCTTGGCTTGCTTTTCATATGCTGCGCGGTTCTAGGCAAATAGGTTACGGCACGCTTTCCCCTATACCGTTCAGTGAAATTATGTCATATTGCACTCATATCGGTTTAGATGACGCAATAGAAAGACAACGCCTAGCTAAATTTATAATGGCCTTGGATAGTACGGAGCGCAAGCATTATGGCAACTCTCAGTCTTAACATTGACGCAAAAGGCGCAACTACTGGCGCAAGGCAATTTAAATCTGCAACTAATGATGTCAAAGCATCAGCATCAAGCACAGCAGTTGAGGTTACTAGAGCCAGCGCCGCAATTGATAGAATGGGCGCATCGGCTGGCGCAAAAAGATTTGTTTTTCAAAATACTGCAAATCAGATTGGCGATATAGCGGTTCAAGCATCTATGGGAACTAATATTTTTAGGGTTCTTGGGATGCAGTTGCCGCAAGTTGCTGGTGGCTTTGCTCTGCTAGGTGGAGTGTTAGGTACAGTTGCGCCCGTTTTAGGAATTGTAGCGGCTGTTGGTTTTCCTCTAATAGCTATGTATACGCAAATGGGGTCAAAAACTACTCAACTTTCCGCAGCAACAAAATTAGCAGCGCAAACCTTTGACACTTTAAAGTCGCAAACAGCTAATTTAAAAAACGAAATACAACTTTTAAATAGTGAGTACAGTAACACAACGCAAATTGTTTTGGCTAATGCAATCACAGCACAAAGAGAGGAGGAACTTAGAATAGGCAATGAGATTGTCACAATGCGCGAAAATATGGAAACATTATCAGCTACCGGATTCGCTAAAGCGGCTACTAGAGAAGCTGAGAAAATTAAAGCCAGCCTTAAAGCAATTCAATTAGTTCGTGATGAAATCGAATTGCGAGAAACGGAATTAGAGCAGAACAAGATAGCCATTGCAGAACTTAAAAATCGTTCCGAAGCAATAAAAGAGGAAAAGGAAGCTGCGGAAAGGTTAGCGAAAGCACAAGGGGAAGTGCGTAAAACGACAAGAGAAATACTTATGTTTGGTGATGGATTAGAGAACATTGTTAATATTTCCCCTGCGGTTCAAAAATCTATTTCAGATATAACAAAAGAAATAGTAAGAT